TCATGACGGGCCTCCCGCCACCTCGCACGCCACCCGCCCGACGCCGACCTTACGGGTGATGCCGATCGCCCGCGCGGCGCCTTCGGAGAGGTCGAGGACACGGCCGCGGATGAACGGGCCGCGGTCGTTGACGGTCACAGTCACTCTGCGGCCGTTGTGGGTCACCCGCAGCCGCGTCCGGAACGGCAGACAGCGGTGCGCGGCGGTCATGGCCTCGGGATTGAAGCGCTCGCCGGAAGCAGTCTGCGTGCCCGACTCGCTGCCGTAGAACGACGCCAAGCCATCGCAGCGGCGATCACAGGCAGCGGCTGTCGCCGGCTTGACCAGCAGCCAGAGCGCAGCCCCCAGCAGCAGCAGCGCAATCAGCCAGCATGCGGTTACGATGCCACCTAAAGGCCGTCCCATCTCCATCGGGAGATGCAAGATCGCACGAAGAGAGCCGTCGAAGTTGCGCCACGGCCGCCCCATTACAGCGGCGCCTTCATATCGGCCGGCCGCACCGCCTGATCGTGCAGCACGCGAAGGCCGGCGCAGATCTGCTGAAGCACGGCTTCACCGATGGTGAGGTCGATCACAACGCCGCCGGTCATGCCGGTGCGGCGATCGGACATCTCGGCCTGGTGCTCGATCGCCCGAGCGATCTCCGCGAAGGTCGGGCCAGCGTGGCTTGTACTCATCAACTCTCTCCCTCGGCGCCTTTCCCTTCGGCCGGCGCCTTGACCGTGATGGTGGACAGGACGGGCTGACCTTTTGCCCAAGTGGTCGCGATCGACTCCGACAGCCAAGTGCCGTCGATGCCATCGCGAAATCCGGTTGCGATCACCTTGGCGCCGGCCGACCAAGTCGGGTTGTAGGCCCAGACGAAATGACCGCCGCCGGTCAGCATGTTGAGGGCGCGGCCGTGCGCCTCGGCGGCGCGCTTGGCTTCGTCCTCACTCGCGCGCGGATGCAGCAGCGTGTGAGTTGGTCCATCCGCGCCGGTCGAGTAGCGGATCGACTTGCGCTTGCCGCTCTTCGGATCGTGCCAACTCGCCTCGATCTTGCCGTACCGCGGCCGCGGCTCACCCTTGATGCGCCAGCCCGAGCATCCGGCCCGGGTGATGTTGATCGCCGGCAGTTCGCCACCGTCCGCGCCTTTGCCAGAGCCGCGCTTGGTCACCGCCAGTTTCTGGCCGCCGGGCTTCACGATGCCGCCGGCTTCGAAGGCGATGCGCTGCGCGAAGTCGATCGGGCTGTTCTCCCAGCGCAGCACGTAAGGCAGCTTGACCTTCGCCAGCTCCGGGTCGATCGCGAGCGACAACTTCGCCGCCTTCGCTGTGTCTTCCAGCACTTGGCCGAGCGTGGAATCGTGCCAGTGCTTCATGCCCCCGGCCTTGAACTCGCCCGACATGGTGGCGGCGCGGGCCGTCATCTTCATCGTTTCGGCGCCGTTCTCGCAGCCCGAATCCCAGCCGTTGACCTTGAAGGCGCCGATCATCGGCGCGATCGTCTCCTTGTAGCCGGCGAACACGATCAGCAGATCGTCTTCCTGCGGCAACGGGATTTGGCCGTAATTGTCGTCGACCTCGATCTCGAACTCGTCGTCCTCGCCTCCGGCGTTGTCGGTGAAGGTGGCGCTGACGAACACCTTCGCCATGCCCAGCATCAAGTCGACGTCGCCCTTCATCACCTTCAGGATCGGCGTCATGCGTCACCCCAGATGCGCTTGATGGTGGGCCGCTTTGGGCCGCTGCTCGGCCGCGCCGGCAGCTTGATCCGGGTGCCTAGTGGCAGTAGCCAACCGAGCGCCGCAAGGCCGGGGTTGAGCGACAGGATGCTCTCGACCGCGCCGTCGCGTTCGCTGCCAAGCTCGGATTTCGCGATCCGGTCAAGCCGTTCGCCGTCACGCCGGACGATGTAAAGCCTGTCGAAGGTGCTCATCCGTAGTAGCCCTTCAAATCGACCGTAAACGCCACCTTCTTGCCGCCGTAGGACTCGACATCCGAAAGCCGCTCGATCGTCACCGCGCCCAGCACAGCAGCCGAGAAGCTCCGCCCCATGCGGATCAAAGGCAGCGGTCGCAGTGCGAACTGCGCGGCGCGTAGCCCCTCGTAATCCGGCAGCCCGCCGAGCTGATCTGGATAAAGCACCCCGCGGATCGACATCTCGGGCCGCTTCATGCCGTGCATCTGCGCGCCATCCATCAGACCAAAGCGAGGGACCTCGGCCACGATGGCTTCGCTGCTCGTGTCGATCTCCTGGTGGTTGAGCCCGATTACCTGGAAGACGTGCGGTCCGATCGCCATCAGCGCCATGGCTACACCGTCGCCGTATCGAAAAGAGCGGAGGAGCTGTCGCCAAGCTTGGCGAGCTGGCGGGCGATATCCTGGCCGATGCGGTTGCCGTCACGGCCGGCGCCGTTGACGATGATCGAGCCCACCTGGATGCCTCGGCCGCCCAGCGACGCGCGCTTGCCGCTCGGCGCAGCAGGCGCTGGCGTTGCAGGTGCCGGCGTGGCACCGCTGGACGGTGCTGCGCCCGCTGGGCCCGAGAAGCGCGGCGAGATCTGCGGCGACACTTGGAAATTCCACATGGCGCGGATCTGCTCGGCCGCCGACTTCGACTCTGCGACAGCCTTGGCGCTCTCGCTGGCCACAGCGCGGCTGATCCGCTGCATCGTGCCTTCGGCTTCGCTAGCCGCAGCCGGCGGCACCGGCGTAAAGTTGCGCGAATCCGAGGGCGTCCCGCCACGGCGGCCGAACTTCGGCGGTGTGAAGCTCGGTACAGGTGAATAGTTGCGAGGCTCCGGAACCGCGTTAGCGGCACCGCGCTCCGTCCGGTAGGCCCTCTGCTCGCGTTCCCACTGCGCGAGCGCCTTTGCATAGTTTTGCGATTGGAAGCGGCCCGAGAAGTCCGACATCTTCGGCTTGGCCGCAGTGAGCGCTGCGCGCGTTGCTTTCGCATGCTCGTAGCTCTGCATACGCCCCGCGTACTTGGATTTCGCGCCGGCCGGCTCGTCCGCGCGGGGCTTCTCAGGCTCTGCCGGCTTGCCGTCCTTCCCAAGGCCGAGCATCTTCTCGAACCGCTGCAACAACGCCTCGGTGATCGAATTAAAGGCACCGGTCGCGCCGGTGGCGCGGTTGATCTGGTTGGCGGCTTCGCTTGCCGCCGTCTTAATCCGTTCCCAGTGGTTGGCTGTCGTCGAAAGCTGAATGTCCAGGTTCGATTGCAGCGAGCCTTTCCAGTTCGCGGGATTGCGGACGAACTCGACTTGCTTCTTGATCTCCTCGATCGCCTGCGCGGCCCGCGCCGTCTCATCCTGCCAGCCCTGGCCGAAGATCGCGGACAGCACTTCGATCTTCTTGGTTTGCTCGAGCTTATTGATCGCCTCGAACACCTTCATGATGGTGCCCGTGGCGTCCGTCTTCATTCCGCTGGCGAGCGCCTTTGGATCGAACCCGAGCCGCTTCCATGCCTCTTTAACCTTGTCACCTTTGGCATTGGCGCCGGCCATGTCGAACACGAAGGAATTGAACCAACGCGAGGCGACTTCTTCCTGCATGCCCGTCGAGCGGATCGCCGTCAGGATCGCCAGGGTGTCGTCGTACTGCACACCGGCGGCCTTCGCCGCGGCACCCGAGCGATGAAACATCTCGACGATGTCGCGCTCCTTGGCAGCCGAGTTATCGCCCAGCGCATTGATCTTGTTCGCCAGATCATCGATCTGCGGCAGCGTCATCTCGGTGGCCGCGCGGATCTCCGCAATGCGTTGCGCAGTTTCGCGCGCGGTGGTGTCCCAACCCACCGAGGCCCGCGTCGTCAGCTCGACGAATTTGACAAGGTCGGACTTATCGATACCGGCTGCGCCGGCTTCCGCCGCCTGTTCGAACACCTCCGAGATCGAAAGACCGTAGCGGCGCGCGGTCGCGCGCAATTGCTTGTCCAGCTTACCGAGATCCTCGGGTGTCGCGTTGTTGACCTTCTTTCGAACCTCCGCCCAGGCCTTGTCCTGATCGACCACGGTCCGAACCGAATTGGCAGCGGTCCGATACGCCAGATAGCCGGCGCCGAGCACTCCGGTTGCGCGTGCGCCCATGCCGATGATGGCCGGCATCGCGCCGCCTTCGGCACGTCGTTGCGTCGACCGCGGCAGCACACCGCCTCCAGAGCCGCCTTGCGAAGCCGCGCGGCTCTCGTCGCGGACACGACGCATACTTCGGGCCAACCGCTCGGACTGAGCCGTCGCGTTGCGCAAGCCGCGAACGAGCCGATCGACGTGTCCGCCGTCGAGCTGACGAAGCTGAGTGTTGAACTGCGCCAGCGCCTTCATGCCGGCAGTGGCTTCGGTCCGCGCGCGGGCGAGATCGCGCCCGAGCCGATCCGCCTTGGCGGCTTCGAGCTTACGAGCGCCTGCCGCCGTCTTCTGCAGGGCCGCGTCGGCGCCCTTGGCCTCTGTCTTCGTCTTCGCGAGATCGGCCGCGAGCTTGCCGGCCTTGGCGCCGTCGAGCTTCTTGGCAGCTGCGCCGACGTTCTCCAGCTCCCGCTTGGCCTCCTTGGCGGGGCCGCCGAGCTGATTGACCAGGCGTAGCCGGAGCGAGACGTCGAGATTGCTCATGATCCCCTCAGGTGGCCCCAGGTCTCGCGGTCGATATCAGCTGCCTCGCTCCACCACAGCAGCACCTCATCCCAACTCATCGCCATCACGGCGGGCAGCGGAGTAGACAGCACCGCGGCCACGCGAGCCGCGAAGCTGCGCCAGTGCTTCAGTCCGAGGTAAAGCCGAACGCCGTCCGCAGTGACCGGGGCAAAAAATCGGCACCGGCCTCCATCATGGCCTCGCCATCGTCAGCATCCATGCCGCGCAACACCGCCGCCGGCAGCCCGGTCATCTCGGCGTAGATCTCGTAGAGATCGCCGTGCCGCTTCTCGCTGACCAGCTTGTCGACATCGACCATCGCCAAGCGGCGAACGGTGATCTCGGAGACGCTGGCGCCGTTCCAATCGAACGGCTGTGTCAGCGGAAACACCTTGCGGCGTTCGCCAGCGAAGTCGAGGATTGCCACGGGCGGCGGCACGGCGGCCGGCTTGTCCGCAGCGGCTTGCGTAGCACCTGACGGCTGCGAAGTCTCGCCGACCTTGCGCTGATAGTCCGGTGATCCCGGCGGCGGCGTAACCGGCTTCAGCGCCGGTTCGCCATCGACCGGCGGCGGCAGATCCTCGCGCATTGAACGCTCCTTTAAAGGCACGCAAACTGGTTGCCGGTACTCTCCCGGCTGTCACGCCCACGGTGTCGCGCTGTTGCTCGCGGATGGTATTGCCGCTCACGCTGGGACAGGACGTTTGCCCGCTGCCTCGTCACCCCGTGATCCGCAGGATGCGGTTTTCGAGGTCGGAGTTCGCGCTCGCCAGATAGCCGCGCCGCATGTTGGTTTTGAACCGGTACGCCGCGATGATGCCGTAGCCTTCGATCACGTCCTCGTAGTCGGTGATCGAGCCGATGTGGTAGGCGTAGCCGTTGACGCCGCGGCCCTTCATCTCGTCCGGATCGGACTCCTGGAAAAGCCCGCGCATCGTGATGATCCGCTCGCGCCGGGTGCCGTCCATCTCGTCGACCATCAGCTCGTAGACCGTGTAGAGCTTGCTTTCGCCGAGCGAGAGGCCGAACTGACCGAGCACCGAAGGCGGCGCGCCCTTCAGATTGAACTGCAGCTTGAGCTGCTCGATCGCCCCGATCGGCACGTCCAGCTTCATGATGCCGCCACCGGGCAGATGATCTTCGGTGATGGCCTTGGGCTGCGGCAGCTTGTAGCTGGCGAGCGAGAGCCAGGTGTTGATGCCCTCGGCGTACAGGTTGCCGGCTTTGCGGACGAATTCCATGGCGGGGCTCCCTTAGGCCGCGAGCGCTTCGTAGCCACCCAGCGCGCGCTGGATGTCGGAGGCGAGGATGTCGAAAGCGCTGATGTAGGGCCGCATGCCGAACACCATGTCCGAGATGATCGGCGTGTTCTCGTGCGGCAGCTCGATCCGCAGGATGCCTTGGCGCATGTTGGCGTTGGGGTTGAGCGCACGGTCGAAATAGCGCGTGTACCCCAGCACGGCGCCGAGACCGACCAGCTCGTCGAGGAAGTACTCGACGGTCTTGACGATCTGCAGCGCATTGTGGGCGGTGAAATTCTCACCGCGCCACTTGCGGACAGCCTGCGGCAGCGAGGCACGGATCGCATTCTCGGTCCGCACCTTGTTGATGAAGCGCCAGTTGCTGTCGTTGGACAGCGTCTCGGAGCCGAACAGCTCCTTGCCCTCAATGAAGGTGTTGATGCCCTGATTGATCAGGAAGTTCGCCTCGTGATCCTGCTCGCCGTCGTAGTAGGAGATCGGCCGCGCGGTGCCGACGATCGCCGACGAGGTCTGATTTTCCGGCGACCAATACGGCCCGCCGCGCTCCCGATCGCGCTTGGCGAACAACGCCGCCACCGTGGTCGACGCCGGCCGGGTCAGGATGGTGTCGTCGGAGCCGTCGAGCACGGCGAAGCGCCGCACAGCTGGGTCGATCGCGTAGAGATAGCGGCCATTGTCACGCTTCAGCCGCTCGGCCCACAGCGCGGCTTCCGTTCGTGTCAGGTTGGGAGCGTCGATCGGACTGATGCCGAGCACGCGCTTGGCGACGGCCGAGTTCGCGAGCGCGACCGGGTTGGCGACCGGGCCGACCGAGACGGTGCCAGCCGCGCCGGTGCCGTCGCCCGTGATGGTCATCGTGCAGGTGTTCGGGATGCCGAAGCCGGCATCGTCGATCACGACGTCGACCTTGCCGCCCGTCACCACGCAATGCCCCTTCGGCACGACCACTGCACCGGCGGCCGTGAACGTCACTTCGGCGTGCGTGTAGTCCTGGCCTCGATTGGTCATCACTGCGACCGTTGCGCCGATCGGCGACTCGTTGCAGTAGCCCGGCGTGATGATGATGCCGGGCCGAACAGTGGTCTCGGCGCGCGCGTTCAGCAGCCCCCAGACGCCTGTCCGGTCGGACGGGTCGCCGATGATGGCGCCGAGCTGCTCGTTCCGCGCCGACTCCTTGGCCACCCGCCGGACGATGATGCTGGCGTTGATGCCTTCGGACAGGATGTCGTCGATCGCCATCGACAGCTCGCCGGCATCGCCCAGCGTGGCGATCTTGTCGGCCTCGTCGCCGTACAGATGAACGTTGGTTTCCAGCGGGAAGATCGACGGGTTGGCCTCGGCGGCCGGTGCCACAATGGCGATTGTCGAAAAGTCCGGGACCTGGACTGTGCGGGCGTCTTCGCCCGCGTCGACAAATCGGACGCCGTGGTTCTTCGTCAGCGCAGCCATTGCGTGGGGCCCCTTGACCTGAGATCGGATCGGGGTGACCCTATGGGCCGCAGACGTAATGAGGGCCGCTGACAGGTGTCAGCGGCCCTTTTGTATCAGCTGAAAGTGGCGTCCACCTGTGCGGTGGTGGTGATGATGCCGATGCCGATCTGGTCCTTAATCCATCGGGCCTTGAAGATCAGCTCTTGTTTTCGCGCAGCCTGCGCCTTGCCGAGCTCGATCACCGTAGGCGCATCCATCAGCACCTTGGAATTGTCCATCGCAATCCACTCGAAATCGGCGTTCGGATCGGACCAGCGATAGTTGCCCGGCTGCGCCCCGGCCGCCAGAGCCAGAGATGCCATCAGCGCCGCTCCGATGATGTTTTCCCGATCGGTCGGGCGCGTCTGATAGACCACCCCGTCGAAGGTCACGCCACCGTCGATCAGTTCGTCGCGGCGGGTCATGGCATGCGCCACGAGCTCAAGCGTCGCCCGAGCATCGGACGCTGCGGTGTCGATTGCGCATTGCGCCAGATCGTCGGCCGTTAGCGGGATCATCAGGCCGTCGACCAACTTCATCGTCCCAGCGTCGGGCATCACCTGACTCCGTAAAGCGAGAATTCGCCTGCTGCCACATTTCCGTCTGACGAGAAGTACGTCAGGCCGTCGCATCCTCCAGCCATCTGAAGGCCAAGCACACCTGGATAGACCGCCGCGTGCGGGTTCATTTGAGCCGTGAACAATCTTCCGCTTTTGTAAAGATTGCCGGTGTCAGCGAAAGCTGGAAATTCAGCCCGCAGGTTCATGTTTGAACCGGCTCCGGTATTGCTGCCGCTATCCATCAACGCCCATGACGTCTCGCTGTTGGTGCCCCAATCGAACGAGATCGCGGACGCGTTGATGAACGGAAATCCGTATTGATAGCCTGCGGTGATGTCGGCCCCACCCTGTCGAGCTCTCAGGCGCGGAGAGGTCCCGGGTTTAGAATGGGTGACACCACGAGCGGCGAAGATAATCTCGCGAAAATCCGTCGAGACTCCGGCTGTGAACGAAACCGCTGCAACCGGCGCCGAGACGATTTGGCGAGCGATCAAGACCTTGCCGGTTGCACGACCGAAGGTTCGAAGTCCTCCAGCTTCAGCAACGATGCGGCAGCCCTCGCCGGGGTAAAGTTTGATGCTCGGAGCGCCATCGATCGTCAATCCGCTCGGCACGCCATTGAGCGTCCAGATCCCGGTCAGCGCATTGTCATTGCGAACGAACAGTTCCCAGCCGACGCCCAGATTGGCGATCGTGTCGAAGCTGAGCGTAGCCGTCCCCTGCAGGATCAGCGACCTGCCGATATCGGCGGCGCTGGCAGCGTAGTTAGCCGACTTGATCGCGGGCGCAACCCGGATGTTCTTCCGCGTCTGCGCGACAGCCGGCGCGCTCAGCGCCTGATCAACGTCGGTCCGCAACCTGTTGGCCAGCGCTTCGAGAACCGCACTTCCGAAGTTCGCATCGTTGTTCAGCGCCGCGGCCAGCTCGTTGATCTGGTCCAGTGAGGGGCCGGCGCCATTGACCAGGTCGTTGCGCATCGCGAGCAGCGCCGCCATCGTGGCGATCTGGTTGGTGCTGGTCCCGAGCGCTGCGGTCGGCGCGGTCGGTACGCCGGTGAGATGCGGATTGGCCGACGGGGCTTTGGCTGTATCCAACGCAACGATCAGCGCGAGCAGCTTCGCCAGCGTGTCTCCGTCCGCTGCTACGCCGCCGCGCAGATCCGAGAGGATGGCAGCACGGCGCATCGGTGTCAGGAACTGGCGCCCGTCGGGTTCTTCTTCCACCGCGGACGCAGGGACGCCTTCGCGGTAATTCGTCAGAAGCGCCTCGATCTCGGCCGCACGAGGCGAGATCTCCTGTTCGATGACGCGAAGGACCCGCGCCACTAGCGTATCGGCACCGTTTCCGAGCGAGTCCAGTGCACGCTCAATGGCATCGAGCCGCATGTCGACATCCTGACGAAAGGCATTTTCTTTCTTCAGGATCTCGTCGACCTTGCCGACGCGGTATTTGGTCTCGAATTCGCGCGCCATTTAACGGCCCCTGCGGGTGGCTTCAAACCGGGGTGTAGCCGATGACCTTCGACGCATCGTCGGTCTCCAGCAGCTTCTTGAGCAGCGCACCGGTGACTTGCGTCTCCGACTGCTGGCCGAAGCCGACGCCGAGCGCCTTGAAGCGCGCCGACACCTGTACGGCGTAGTAGGCTTCGTCCGCGATCGCGGGGGCTTCGGTGATGCTCTTCTTGCTCGCCATGGTGGTTTACTCCGTCGTCTGGACGCGGCGTTCGACGTGATACGTCACGCGCGGGTTGTTGGTGGTGCCGAGGAAGTCGATCTTGCAGGTGCTGATGCCCGGCGCCGCGAAGCTGAAGGTCCAGATCTTCTCGACCGCATCGGCCCTCACCAAGCCGTCGGCGCCAATCACCGGCTTGGTCTCGACGGCATCATGAGTCTTGAGGGTCGCGTACCCGGCCCCATAGGCGAGCCGCGCCGCGAGGGCGTGGCGCGCGGCATCCCAGGCGCCGATCGTCGCCTTGACGTAGATCGTCTCGATCGAGCTGCCGAAGGCGAGCACCGAGGAGATGTGCCGCAGATCGTCGTCCGCTCGGAACAGTTCGACCTCGCTGGAGCCCATGTCCAGGATCGGCATGGCCCACTGATTGCCGTTCAACACCACGCGGAAATCGTAGTAAGGCGTGACGCCAGAGCCGAACAGCGTATCGTCCCCCTCGGGCGCCTCGATCGGCCGCCAAGCGCCGCCGACCTGGAGCTGGAAGGTGCGGCTGGAATTCTGCGGCACCACTTCGGCATTTCGGATGCGGATGTTGTGGATCCCGCCGTCGAGATTGACGCCCTGCAGCAGCACGGTCAGCGAGGTCAGGGAGAACTGGCAGAACTCGGTGACATGGCAGAGGTCGCGGGTGAGATCGCCGACGAAGAACGCACCGTCCGTCGTCTCGAAATAGTTGCCGGACAGGAATTTCTGCCCCTCCGCATAGGCGACGGTGACGTCCCCCGTGGTGGCGAACAAATAGGCGTAGCGCTTGCCCGATTCGAGAAACACGGGCGTCGCCCAGGGAATGCGCGTCTCCTCCGGAAAAACCTTGAACTGCGATGCGGCAAGCGTGGTCTTCTTCAGCATCCGGCCCGGCAGCGGCACTCCGGTCTCGGCGCACTCGACCAGCGCAACGGTGACCTCGGCGCCGGTCGACCAAGACTCGATCGCCAGCCGCATGCCGGGCGACCAGCGGTTCTGCGACTGCAGCCAGCTTTGCGACTTGAGCACGCCCTGGATGGTGTGCGCGACCGGCGCATAGACGTCGTACGGGACCTTGACCGTCGTGTTCCAGAATTTGCGGAGGCGAACGAACGTATGGTTCAGCGCGTTTCCGGCGTAGTCCGCGATCGTGTAGTCGCCGACCTCGTACGTCTCCTCGCCGATCCGGAAGACGCCCTTTGCGGGATCGTATTGACCGCTCGACCACCACGCGGAGTTCGAACAGACCTGGAAGTAGTCGCCATAAGCCGTCTCCTGCCGGCTCATCAGCATCTGCGTCAGTTCCATGGTCTGGTAGACCGTGCCGCCCAGCGGCGTCGATCCAGCGCGCTCCCACAGCCGGATGCCGTCGACCGCGGTGTAACGCGGGCAGATCAGGCCGGCGTTGGCATGCATCAGATTGCCGTCGTTGGCATTGTACAGAGCCAACGGCCCCTTCCATTGGTTGGCTGCTGGGAAGCGAATGCCTTCGAGCACCCGGGCCTTGTAGTCGACGTTGGCCGCATCGCTCTCGCGCTCGTCCAGGAAGTTGTCGGCGCTGTAGGGCGAACCTGTGTCGGGGATATCGAGCCGATCCTTGATGGCGGCGATGTCGCCCTGCATCGCCTGGACGGTGATGCGCGACACGCTCGATTTGAACAGCCGCGCCAGTGCCGCGAGATCGTTGCGCAAACCGGCCATCTCTTGGTCGACCAGGCCGAGTCGGACAGTGACCGCCGTGTAAGCGGCAGCCAGCGCATCCAGCTCGGGAGCCTCGTTGGCGGTCCGCATCGCGATGCTCTCGATGCCGCCGGTTCCGATCAGAATATCGGCGATCGCCACAGTGCCGAGCGGGATCGAGGGCTTGACCGGCGTCAGCGCCGGTGCGCCGGGATAAAGCGTCAGGATCGCATTGCGCACCTTGGCCCGGGCGCCGGTCTGGGGCACCTGCTGGATCGCGGTGCCGCCACCTGACTGTGGCACCTCACGTTCGTAGTTGCGGGCTTCGACGTATCCGTCGTCCTCGCGGCCCTGGCCGATCAGCGTGACGTAGACTTTCTGGCCGGCGGTGATCGGAACGAACTCGTCGACCGCCATCTCCAGCCCGGCTTCAAGCGCGAACATCGCGCCGCTATCGTAGATGCGGCCGGGAGCGACCTCGATCGCTGCAGCGCCCGAGGCAAGTGCAGTGAACCCCTTGTACATCCGGCCGGAGACGAGCAGGTCATCGGTGAGCTGCGTGATGCCCTGCTGGGGCCACTGGCCCATCCGCTCCAGATCTTCTTCGGTGCCTTCCTGATCGATGTCCCAGGTTGCGCGTTTGTACATGGTCGCTCCTTTCAGCGGCGAATGACGGCGCCGAACCGCACGTCGTCGGACAACCTCGCGAGGTCGCCGTACGTGATCGGCCGGACGGAGTTGATGTCGAGATAGACGGTGTCGCGCGCGGCCTGAGTGACGGCGAGCGCGTTGAGAACTTCCACGACGCGAGGCTCGGGCCCCGATCGCAGATAGCGGCCAAGCGGGAAGCCTGATTTCGGCGTGGTGCCGAGATGCGCCAGAACGGCCGCTGTGAAGCGTGCGCGCCGGATACGGGTGCGGCCGATGCGATTGCGCATTCGGCCGAGCGCAGCCGAAGTTCCATCGGCGAGACGGATCGACAAATAAGCTTGCTCGTCGGCCTGGTTCGGACGGATGCCGCGGCCTCTCAATCGACGGCCGACGAACCAGCCTCGGCCGCCGGGCTGCGGCTCCCACAGCTTGCGCGGCGTCGCATCGAGCGGTGTCAGGCCCGGTGACATCACGGCGGGGATGAACTGATCGCCGCCGGCCGTGAAGTTGAGCGCGATGACGCGCTGGCCTGCGAGTTTGCCGTCGGCGACAAACCGCCCGCGCAGGCCCTTGCCGACCTGGAACGTGCTTCGCCGCGGCCCCGGAATGATCAACCGCTCGGGATCGGACAACAGGCGGCCTGAGGCGTCGATCCGCACACCGGCGAATACCAGCCGCTGTACCGTGCCGCCCTTGCGCAGCTCCGGCCGCCAGCGGCCCAGCACGACAGCCGCGGCGGAGCGCGCGACAAAGCGGCGGCCGACATAGCGGCCCTTCAAGGTCCGTTGAACGATCGTTCCGCCGTCCGTCAGAAACGGCACCGGCAGGTAGCGTGTCAGCCTGTCTGCCACGTAGATGCGGATCTCGGGCAGACCAGCCAGCCAGCGATCATGCGATTCCTTGGTCGGGGCCGCACCGATGAAGAACGCGTGGCGCGGCAACCGGGCCCGCACGAACTCGGCATCGACATAGCCGAGCGCCATCCGATAGCCGAGGACCGTGGTCTTGGCCTCGTGATAAGCGGGCGACTCGGCGATCACCTGGCGCTTGCGGTGCTCGGGCCACTCGCTCTTCCAGAAATCCACCGACCACGCCCAGGCGAGCAGCGGCAACTGATCTGCCGGACACGTCCACGGGTCCCACAGCGTTCTTAGCTTTGCGGCCTCGGCGAACAGCACGGGCCAGCGCTCGGCGTTGACCAGACTGTGGCTGCGCTCGGCATCGCCGATGGTCGGCTGTATCGGGGTGAAATCGACGCTCATCCGTCGATCCCCCAGCTCACCGTAATCGAGGAAATGTACGGCGCGCCGTCAGCTCCGCCGCTGACGTCGCCGAGGGGCGCGAGCACGTCGACTTTCCGCACAGCGCCCGACTTGGCGACGGCGCCGATCGCCTGCGCATGCAGGGTCTCGCCGATCTTGTGTCGCTCGGCACCTAGCGCGGCAATCGCCGTGGTGGCGTAGGCAACGGCGGCGGCCGGATCGGGCCCGTTGGGCACCCACAGTTTGACTGCTGCCGGCGTCTCGATGATGCGCGCCGGCCGCACCGTGACGATGTCGGTCGACTGCGATCCGGCCTCGCCGTCGAAGGCGCCCTGGATATCGCCGATCAGCGTCTCCGCCGGCGTGCCGTCGCCGGCGCGCCCGAGGATGTACAGGTCCATCTGTCCGCCCGGCCGGCGGAGCGGCCGCACGTCCTTGACGCGGTCGCCATAGAGCTTGCGGATGCGCCAGACGTAGCCGCCGGGCGTGATCCCGTACAACGGTCGGGCCTCGTCCGAGAGCTGGGCCCGGAAGCGCAGTTCGTCGTCGCTTTCAAGCACCTCGGCCGTGCTGTCCGTCGCGGGTGAGATGATCAGCGGATCGGTCGCTTTGTAGGTGACCGCGAGGTGCCGCAGATCGGCTCCGACCGCGGTCGCCAGCCGCAGCGCGTTGGCGTGATCGTTGATCGTCTGCTCGATCATCGTCTCGCCGTGCGCAAACTCTTGCTCGAGCACGGCGTTGGTGTCGAACTGCGTCAGCGGATTGCCGTCGGCGTCGATCACATCAAACGCCGGCAGCGTCGGGTCTTTGACCCGCGCGGCGTCCCAGCGCGCCTTGAAGGCCAGCAGACGCCTCCGCAGCGTAGCCTCGTAGTCGATATCGACCAGCGTAGGCGCGCCGAGGCGCGAGAGATCGAGGGATGCCGCGGTGCTCATGTGCTCACCGCCGCGGAGCCGCGCGCCAGTGCCGTCACCGGCACACGCAGATCCGCGTCCTCTTCCACTGAGTAATCGCCGAGGTGTCCATAGGGATAGAACTTGCAGGCGAGCATGAAGCCGACCGCGCCGCCACGGCCGTCGATGATCCACGGCTGGAGGTTGCGGATACGGATGCCTGGCTCTTGGCTGTGCACCGCCGTCACCATCTCCGCATAGGCGCGCAGCAGGTTGACCGCCGTGAGGTTCTCGCCGCGCAGCGGGGCCAGATCTGCGCCGAGATCGAGCCGCATCACCCGCGTGCCGATGCGCGTGGCGAGTATCCGCCGCACGCAATGCTCGGCGTGCGCCCGGCCGCGCAATATGCGGCCGGTGCGTGCGTCGAGACCTGTTCGGGTGGTGCGTTCAGCCACGGGCGATTACTTCCGCTTCTTGCCGGTGGCCTCGGTGTCGGCGGCGGAGAGCCGGCGCTCGACGTCCTCGTCGATCGTGACCGTCGCCACGACCTTCGGCGCGGCATCGTCCTTCACTGGCTCGATGCCGCCCCAGCCGGCTTCGTTTTGATACTCGCGGTCGGTCAGTGCGACGATCTCGCCTTCCTTGCGCATGCGTCCACCGATCGGTCGCTTGGTGGTGATGCGGTAGCTTTTCTTCTCGTCCGGCATGGTGTGACTTACTCCGCCTTTGCCTTGACCAGCTTCGCCGGTCCGTCCTCGGTGGTGACCTTCGCGGTCGCCTTCTGGTTTTTGCTTTCGACGCCGATGTTCCAAGGCTTGGCGCCCGTCGCGACGATGTAGCCGTCGCCGTCGGCAACCAGGTTGACAGCTTCGCTGGTGAGTTCGAGCTCGTTGCCGCCGACCTTCAGGGAAATGAGCCCGTCCTTGACCACGAATTTCGACTTGCCGATTTCGAGCACGAGATCCTCGTCACCCTTCGGCGCGGGGTGGTCGTCGTCGAACGGTGCGCGGATCACCTGCGAACCGCCGCCGATGACGCCGGACGGCGACAGCAGCGTGAAGCTCTCACCCTCGGCCGGCTTGACCTTGATCTTGAGATTGCCAGCGGCGACCGGCTGCACGGTCACCCACGGCGATTCCACCGGCTTGTCATCCGCGTCGCGGCCGAGTTCGAGCTTCACCTGCCAGTCGTCGCCTTGCTTACGGATGCCGTCCTTGATCACCTTACCGCGCATCACCACGCGCGCGACGCGCTGGTCCACCTCGACGATCCGCCTTTCGAGACCGCGGAGATAGCGCTTGAGCGCGAGGACATCAGGATCGACGATGGTCATACCGGCGCTCCGTCGCTGGCATCGACCGGCTCGCCATCGAAATCGGTGATCTGCGGCGCGGGAATCGCCGGCTTGACCAGCGGGCTCTCGACGATGCCGGACAGCGTCTGCGACCAGGTCGCCACGTAGTAGGCGGACCCGCGCGCGTACACTTCGCTGGTGAACAGCGGCCTGGCCTCGACCTTCTGCGGCGAGCCGATGTTCGTGAGGCCGAACCGCTGCGCGTCGAGATCTCCGAGGATCGCCAGCACGCCTTGGGAGAGCGCGTGCGCGATCTCCTGGCGGCGCACCGCCCGGCCGCCGATCGCCATGTCCTCCGTCACGATGTAGACGGCCGGCTCGATTTCGAGCGCCCATGAGCCGTCGAGGTCGCCGTCGAGCTTCCAGCGTGTCGCCGCCACCGCCAGCATCGGCGGCGTGAAGATGTCCTTCTCGATGATGTCCGAGACGTCGATCCGCCCCGGATGCTGGCGGACCGTGATGTCCGGAAACAGCGTCTTCAACGACGCCTCAACGGCATCGAGATAACGCTTCAAAGGCGCGAGTTCGAGCAGTTGCGCGAGCGTCGCCGGCGCGATCATTGGCCGCCCCCGAGCTGCCGGGCCACGAAGGCGGTGGCGAGCTTGTCGATCTTCTCGGCGTCCTCGGCCGACACGCCGACAACCGGCCGCGCCGGGATGGTGACGGTCTTCTTGCTGACGTGACGGCCGCCGACCACGAAGGACAGGAGCGGCGCGTTCTTGGCGCTGATCACCGCGCCATCCTGATGGACGTGCGCGTACTCCCACGACAGGCCGGCTTCGGTTTCAGTGGCCGATGCCGTCCAGGCGACCGAACCGAGCATGTGCTGGCCGGTCCGCATCAGGATCGACGTGCCTTCGAGATTGGCCGGCCAGGCCGAACCGTCCGGAGCCGTCTTGGTCGTGGTGATGCGCTCACGCATCGAGAATTCGAACCGCGCGCCGATGTCTGACATCAGCGGCTCGGTGTTGACGTTGTCGAGCCCGCCCAGCCGCGCGAGCGCCGAGGTCAGGTCCGAAATATCGACTTCGATGCGAACGCCGGTGTCCATCATCACCACCCGCGCAGGCGATCGCGCGTCAGCACGCGCTCGGCCGAGATCACGATGGCTTCATTCGGCGACACGGTACCGGGCGGCTGCAGGCCGCCGCCGCTGCCGCCACCGCCGGGCCCGTCGAAGGTCAGCGCGGCGTTGCCTTTCGCGATGGCTTGCAGCCGTGCGATCGCGACGTCGTAGCGCTCCTTCACTCGTTCGTTCGAGCGGCCGAACGACAGCGCCACGCGGTACAGCGCGATGTCGGTGGTGTAGATGCGCAGGATGCCGCGGCTGTCGTCGTCGATCCGCTCCAGCTCGTCGCGGGTGTAGCGCGCCGCCAGGATCGCCCGAACCTCGGCCGTGCCGTCGACCAGCGCCGCCTCAATCCGGCTGTCGTCGCGCACGCGCGTCGTCTCGTCCGCCGCCAGCACAGTGGCCTCGGACGGATAGCGCGCCAGAACGTCGGCAAGGGTGGCGAAAGCGATCACGCGCGGACAGCCTTCTCAATGCCAGCTTCGATCGCCTGCATCAGCGAGAGCTTGGCCCCCTCGTCGAGGTGGCCTTTGATGTTGATGTTGAGCGTGAGATCGAGCGAGCGCGGCTTGGTGGCAGCGCGCAGAGTGGTTAGCAGCTCGTCGGCAAAGCCGAGCACAAAACTGAGAGCTTCGGCTTCGACCGCCGGATTGCTCAGGTCGCGCTTGGCGAAGGTTTCGAACAGATCGCGCAGGCTGGCGCCGTCGCAGGCCGCGCCGCGGCCGCACTGGTAGAAGCCCTCGATAAAACCGGGCTGAGACTGATCACTCGTCGCCATCGCCGCGCTCCGCTGTGAAGGGATGATGCCGAGGGCGCTTGCGCCCCCGGCGAGGCGGACGGTGTCCGCGGTGCGCGCCTGCGGCTGCGCGCACGAACCTCAGTCGCGCCAGTCGTCCTTGACGGCGCCGACAGCGAACAGCTGGGCGTGCTGCGCTTTGGTGAGCGAGACCTCGTCGCCGGCGTCGTAAAGATCGCCGTCGTGCATCACCTCGCGCGTGAGGACATGATCCTGCTGCGTCTTCTTGGCGGCGCGCTCCGCAGCCTTCTGTGCCTTAGCTTGCTCTTTGGCCTCGGCGTCCGCCTTGGCCTTCGCCTCGGCGGCTTCCTTGTCGGCCTTCGCCTTGGCAGCCTTGTCGGCCTTGGCCTTCTCGGCAGCCGCCTTCGCTTCGTCGGTCTCGTTCGCCATGACAGCCTCCGACTAAGCGACAGCGTTTTCGATGAAGTAGCCGGCGTCCTTGGCGACGATCAGCTCCTTGACCTTTTCGCCGACGCGCAGACGCTCGCCGCCTTCCAGGCCGATGTCGCCATCCTGCATCGTGCCGGCGATGCGGGTGCCACACTCGGCCGTGAAGCCGAAGGTGACGCCGCGCTGGTTGGTGGCGGCCGGGTCGATGTAGAGCGCCGCGATGTGCTTACCCCAGACGCGGCCGAGCGAAACGTCCTGGCCCTTATGGGCGGTGTTGACGAAGCTTTCGCCGACCAGCACCTGCTTGATCTCCAGCAGGGCCGCCAGCTCCTCGCGGGTGATGACGCCCTTGTTGGTGAGATTGCCGCGGACGGCGTTGACCAGGTGCGGATGGCTGCGCAGCTTGCTCCACACCGATTGGCCCATCACCAGCGTGTTGGCCCTGAACACCAGCGTGCCCTCGATCGCGGCGAGCAGCACGTCGATCGGCGTCGAATTGGTGTAGTCGGAGAGCTGCGAGTTGCCGGACAGCGTGACCTTCCGGCCGACCGCATAGTTGGCCGCGTTGTGGATCAGGCCGGCCACGCGAACTTCGCGGGCGAGCTGCACCAGGTTGGTGACGCCCTCGGTCGCCCGGGCCCGCGGATCGTAGTTCGACAGGCCGGCGGCGCGCTGACGCTCGGCTTCCTTGATGTCCGAGGTCGGGATCACGTCGTCGAGGCCGTAATCGTCGGTCGACGAGTCCTTCTCGGTCGCCGTGAATTCGACCCGGTTCGGCGACGACATGCGGCCGACCTTCGTGTCCGGGACCGAGAAACCCTCGGCCAGCGGATATTCCAGCCACTTGAACTTCTCGGCGCCGACCGGCACGCGCGGCAGGACGCGATCGGCGATCAGGGTGACCGCCGGATTGCTGTAGCCGATCGCGATCGCGGTTAGCACGGGGTTGGTGACAAACGGGCGGTTCGGAGCCATCGGGCACACCTTGGGTTTGAGGGCTTCGCCCGCGGCTGCGGGCGGGATCTGGTTGCGGGGCGCGGATTTGAACCGCGGACCTCCTGGTTATGAGCCAGGCGAGCTACCGGGCTGCTCTACCCCGCGATAGGCGACTAGCTGGACGCCGGGATGTAGAGCGCGCCGGCCGACACGATGATCGGCACGATGTCGCCCTCGACGCCCGAGGTCTGGACCTGGCCGATGGTGCGCACCGTCTTGGCCGCAACCGCCGGCGCCGGCAGCGCGACGGCGCGCCCCTGATCGTCGGAGGTCACCTGCGCGCCGCGATCGACGTTGCCGCCGAGCACGACCTCGGCGGGGCCGGACTGCACGACATCGACCACGCCGTCCTTCGGCGCACCGGGCAAGGTCGACACGCCGATTAGAGCGGCGGTGTTGGAGGCGCCTTCGATCGCGGCTTGCTTGCTCGCGTGGAAGGCGACGATGCGATTGCCGCGGATCGCGGCGTCGGCGGTGTGTGCTTTGATGCACGGCATCAGTCGATGCTCCCCTTGTTGGCCTGCACGACGGCGTCGGCGAGCGACAGCTCGCGGCCGGCTTTTTTCGCGTCGCCGATCAGCGCATGCGCCTTGGCGAGCAGATCTTCGGACTTCGGCTTGTCGCCGGCCTCGATCTGGCGCTCGTCGAGGTTCGACGCCTGCAGCGACACCGGCGTCGCGGCCAGCAGTGCGGTGACATCGGCCAGTCCTTCGGCGGTAGCGCACAGCGCGGCGTACTTCTCGCGCTGCGCTGGGACGATCTTCTTGTCCTTCAACGCACCTTCGAGAAGCGCCGTTACCTTGGCGTCGTGATCGGTCTTGTCGCGCGCGGCGAGCTGCGCGGTCAGAGTCGTGACTTGCGCGGTCGCGGCATTGAGATTGGCGAGCGCCTGGTCGTGCACCAACTTGTCGACCTTCGCCGTCGAGAGGCCGGTGATCGCCGACAGACAGGCCTGGCCGTCCGCACTCTCAGCGAGACCGAGCGCCTTGGCGATCGGCCGCAGCGGGTCATTCGACAGCTTGCTGATCGCCGCGAGGCACGCAGCCTCGTCGGCGCCTTCCGCGAGGCCCAAAGCCAGCGCGATCGCCTTCAACATGGATTGCTCCTTGGGGGTGAGAGAGGCGGACGCGATCGCCGCCATCGGGAGAGCCGGAGCCGCGACCAGCGCGACCGAATGCAGCCACAGCGCCAAGCCATCCTTCGTGTGCGGAAATGTCGGCGACACGAAGCGATGGGTGCGGGCCTTCAGCGCCGCAGCGCCAGCGGCGAGCATCTCGACCATCGCGAACGTGCCTTCAGGCCGCGCTTCGAGCTTTTTGATCCAACCAACCGCATCGGCCTTCTCGCCGAGTTTGGCCTTGGTCGGGATGCCGTGGTCGAAGTCGAACGGAATGTCGATGCCGTCCGCCTGGAAGCGGGCAACCAGACGCTCGGGCTCGAAGATGAAATGGCGGCCGTCGCGACAATCAACCGGGCCGCGCGGTGTCACCTGGATCCAACGCTCGGCGCCGTCGCCATCGGCCGCGAGTGCCGAGACGTCGATCGTCACCACGCCGAACGCCACATCGGGCGCTGCGTCGAGCATGGCGATCAGGGGGCTTGCGGAGGGCTGCGTCATGGGTGCACATCTAGCCGTGCACCTCAGGCGTCGGGCCGCTGACAGATGTCAGCGGTGATGGTCGGAGCTAGGTGTCGGATTTCCCGGCGTAGGCCCGCGCCGCCTGTTCGGCCTGCTTGCGCGTCATGCGCCCAGACATCCGACGCCGCGCCGGGTGATCGTCGAAGTAGAGATACTTCGCCTCGCGGCCTGGAGCGGCCGGGACTTCGAAGCTCTCTTCGTGCTCGATCACCCGCGTCATGGGGCCGATCCTACCCGACCATCGCCACCTGCGTCGAGCCATCCCGGAAATCAGCCGCGTTAAAGCGTCATTTAAGCCGCCTGGCGCGTTGCCGCCCGTGCCTGACGGAATTGTCCGTCCCGACCGCCGGACGCATCAGTGGCCGTTTCTGAGGCTCGCGTCCGACCGGTTGCGGGTATGGCCCGCCGGGCCTATATTCCGGCTGCAGCCGAGTCACGTGCGCCATCCGCTTTTAGGGTGTGGGGAGGTAACGGCCCCCCGGCTGCTTTCACTCCCTTTCCGATTTCAATCTCGCTTCGCGCCGCCTGATTTCGGCCTGGCGCCGCGCCGTCGCGGCGAACAGGGTGCGGACCTGTGCGTAGCCCGCGGTCGATCTGCGGATCGCAAGCACCCAATGCACGCCTCCGATCACCGCGAGCACGTGGCGGATCATCGGGTTGCCGCCGTCGAGCCATTCGCCCGTGTCGAGGATCGACTGCACCAGACCGAAGCTGGCGACGTCGACAGCAGCGTGCTTGCCGGCTTTCTTCGTGATCACGTCGTTCGCGACGGCCACGATCTCGGTCCGTGCCCCCAGCTCCTCGGCCGCGCGCGCCGAGGCCGCGACCGGCAGATGCACGCGCTCCTCCATCTTCTGCATCGCCTTCGGCCAATCGCCGCGCCAAAGCTTGCCGATCGTTTCCTGCGCGCGATCGGCGCCGGCCTCGGCCAGCGTGTCGGAGAGCTGCGTCACCAGCGTGCGGGCCCGGGACAGGCCGGGATTGGTCTGCCAGCCGGGGTCGATGCCGCGCGGAACGCGCGTGACCTCGCCGGTGCGCCGGTTGACGTAGTCGGCCGCGCCATAGTCCGGCGCGTCTTCCGAGTAGCCTTCCTGCGCGAGGTAGCGGTCGCGGTCCTCGCCGTCGAGCTGCTGCACGCTGCATTTGCAGCCCCAGCCGTTGGGCGGGTAGTGCGTCCCCCACCAGGCGTCGTCGACCGGCTTGATGGTGCCGGCCCAGCCGAGATGCTCAGGCCGCTTTCGTTCCGCGGTCGAACGCACATACAGCAAATACGGCCGCGACGCCTTGGTGCGCTGGATGCGATTCCACTGGCCGGCGGCGCGCGCGGTGCGGACGTTGCTCCAGAACGTCGTCTCCAGTCGGCCCGGCTTGGTGAAATCGACGGTCTTGTCTCTCCACTTGCCGGTCGGGTCCGACACCGTCTTCGGACCCCACCATCCATGCGGCGTCAAACGCGCCTGCATGTCGGCCTTGAAGGCCTCGAAGCCCTGGCCGTTCGCGATCGCCTTGTCGATCGCCGCCTTGAACTCCGAGAGCACCCGCGTCTCGGTGACGCCGGCGACCGTGAAGCCGTGCGCATGCTCCTGGCCCCACACGTCGAGCCACGAGAACGCGGGCTTCAGGTTCTTGTCGCGGAAGTAGTCGAGGATCTCCGGCGGCGTCTGAAAGCCGCGCTTGGCGGCGGCGAGCCGCGCCAGCAGCTCCACGGCCTGGAGGCGCGTGAGCCGCATCGTCAGTCCACCGCGTCGCCGAGGCCGCGCGCCTTGGCGGTGAGCCGCGCCAGCGCCTCGGCGAGCTTACTGCCGTCGACCTTGGCGGCGAGCTGCGGCAGCATCTCCTCGAGCTCCGCGAAACTGGACGCGCGGGCGACCGCCTCGCGCAGCGGCGCCAGCATCGGGTCGACTAGGACTTCCCAATCGCCCATAGCATCCGCCACCAGCGCGTCGAGTTCGTCCTGATCGGCCGCGGCGATCGCGCCGGCGTCCGCCGCCAGCGTGGCGGTGCCGCCGCAGGCCGGGCAGCGGCAACCGGCCGACAGCTTCGCGGCCTTCTTCGGATCATCGTTGGCGGCGACGATATCCTGTTGCCCGGCGCTATCGCGCCGCGGCGTCAGCACCTCGTCTGTCTCGCCCGGCTCGGACAGGCCGAACTTGCTGCGGATCTCCGCCTGCGAGACGCGCAAACCGAACGGCACGAGCTTGGCGACGCCGTCCGACAGCGCCTTGGTGTCCTCGGGCTCAGCGACCGGATATTCCGCGCTCGGATAGACCTCCTGCGGCCCGAAGTTCATCGCCACCGCCCAGACGATGTGGTCGCGGTTGACGGTGTTCGCGAGTTGCCGGCCGTCCGCGCGCTGGATGTCGAGGCGCACTTCGTTGTGCACCTTGGCTTGCGCCATCGACGCGCCGTTGTCGGACGTCATGGTCTGGCCGACGACCAGCTTCGACACCTGCTTGTCGAGATAGTCGAGGAGCTGGCCGAACACGGCTTCGCCGCGCTGGCCCTTGGTCTCGATGAAATCCAGCCCCATTCCCTGCGGGATGATCGCCGCGGCGTCGGACGCGATCGAGCGCACCGCCTGCAGCAGCGCCTTCTTGTCGGCCTCGGATGCGCCGGCGTGATAGCGGCCGATCCGCAGCGGGATGCCGTAGATCTCTGCGAAGGCCGACCAGTCCTTCAGGGCGAACGACTGCAACAGGAACGCCCAGGCGGCGGCCCGCGCGAAGCCGCGGCGGATCGGAATGCCCGCCTTGCTCCGCGGCGCGTGCACGATGAAGGTCGGCTTGGCTAGCGGCTCACCTTCCATGCTGCCGTCGACCGCGAGCCGCAGTTCCGTTTGCGAGACCGGATCGAACTGGAAAAACCGCTGGTCGCGCCACTTGTAGGCGACCGGCCGCAGCGCACCGCGCTCGTACTCCCAAAGCGGCTCGATCACCGCATAGCCCTTGGCGATGCCGTCCGTGAGCAGGCCGGTGGCGTCATGAAAGCCGGGATCGTTCACCAGTTCGTGGACGAAATCGACGATCTTGGTCGGCACCCCCTTCGGCGCCTTGACGCTGGGGGCCACGCCCTCGATCGCCAGCCGCCGCGTCTGCACCTGGCTGGCGTAATGGAGGTAGCGCTCCTCCATCTCCTCGGCGAGCGTCAGATAGTCCCGCGCCGAGCCGATCGTCGCCTGATGCAGCACATAGGCCAGCCGCTCCGGCGTCAGCCCGGAGGCGACCCGCTCGTGATGCACCGCGCGGACGCCGATCGTGGTCGGCGTCGCGACTTCCTTCGACAGCAGCGAGGCGTCGATCGGCTGCCCGTCAGGCCCGAGAAGCTTCACCACAGCGCACGCCCTCCGGAGGTTTCGAACAGATTGGAGCCGGCCTCAGTCCGCGCCGACTGATAGCCGTCATAGGCCGGCACGCCGTCGCCGGCGGCGTGGATGCCGAGGAACGCCGCCCAGGTGCGGTCGGCGTGATCATCGTCGCGTTCGGCAACGAAGCGAGGCGCGCCGGTGGCGGACGCCACCTTGCGCAGCTTGTGCAGATCCGAGCGCAGCGCCACGTCGCCCTCGCGGATGCGGACCTTGCGGTCCTCGAACGCTTCCTTGCCGGCGGTCGCGAGGATCAGCTTGTTCGGGATGGTGAACAGCACGCCCTCGACCACGCTTCCCCATTTGGCCTGCGCATCCTCGACCACCTTTTCGCCCATGCCGGTCTGGTCGATGCAGGCGCGCGCGACACGGTAGCGCGTCATCACGTCGTCGAAGGCCGCATCCATGGCGGCAAAGGTGGCGCGTTTCTGCTCGATCCGCTCGCGCTCCCACAACACGTCGCCGATCAGCTCCCACACCCAGATCACATGCAGGTCGTTGCGCCGGCCGATGTCGCGGCCGACGAAGCACGGATTGTTGCGATAGCCGGACGGGTCGCCCGCGCGTGGATCCTCGCAAGCGGTGATCAGATCATAGGACAGCCAGGCGCTCGCTTCGTCGAGCCACTTCAGCTCGTACTCCTGGGCCCAAGCGTCGTCGTCGTTGATGCCGGCCTTCAGCTCGTCGACGCTGCGCGGCAGGCCTTCAGCGACCGCCTTGTAGATGTCGACGAAATGTCGCGACCAGACGTCGTCCTTTCCGGTCGCCAGCTCGTAGAACTTATTGTCCTTGCCGTTGCCAGTGGAGGTCACGCGCAGATTGTGGCCGGCCGAGATCACCGGAAACAGCGCCTTCCAGATCTCGCGCGAGTCCTTGTGGAAGGCGAACTCGTCCAGGAACACGTTCGACGAAAAGCCGCGGGCGGTGTCCGGGTTCGCTGGCAGCGCGGTGATGCGGCTGCCGTGCGGCAGCGTCACCTCCAGCGCCTTGTAGGAGCCGGCCTGGCCCTGCCAGTCGAACTCCTGTGCGTCGAAACCCAGCTGATAAGCCTGGCAGTGGCGCTTGATGCCTTCGTCCATCGCTTCCTTGGCCTGACGCTCGCCGCGCGACAGGATCACCCAGCGCTTGCGTTGGCTCTGCACGGCCGCCCCGAAGCAATCGTCGGTGATCTCCAACGTCGTGGTGAACGTCTTGCCGGTCTGGCGGGCGAACATGCCGAGCTTGAAGCGCGACCGATCGAGGAACCAGGTACGCTGAAAGCCGTAGAGCGGGACGGCAGCGGCGCTCATGTCGTGATCCCGTAGATGTCCTCGCGGATTTTCTTGAGCAGCGCCGCGCCGTCGAGCTGGCCGGCGCTGTCGGCCGCGTCGTCGATCGCCTTTGCGGTCTTGGCCAGCGCCTCCGCCTTGGCCTTCTCGGCCGCGCGCTTCTCGATCGCGACGGTGCGGGCGACGTCGTCCTTGCTGGCCTTGCCGAGATGGTCGAGCGCCTTGGCGAGCAGCATCGCTTCCATCGGATCGAAGGTGACGGACTCGCCATCGGCGGCCGTGCGGGTGGCGATCTCGAACAGCACGTTGTGCATCAGTTCGATGTTCATCCGCGTGGTCTTGTCCGGATCGCTTTCACCGAGCCGGCGCACGATGACTTCGGCCACCTGGCGCTGCCTGCGGATGCGCTCGGCGACTTCGTCGGCCTTCTTGAGGTGGCGTCCGATTGCGGACCGCGACGGCAACTCCTCCTTGTCGAGATCCAGCTCGCCGAGTTTGCGCATGATCTCGTCGATCGTGCAGCCGCGGTCACGGAGGCGGCCGATCAGGTCTCGCACTTCCTCGGGCAGACGGTCGATCGACGACGGCCGGTTCGCCATGGCTCAGTCCTTAGGGCTGGGCCGCGCCACCATCGGGTGCGGCCGGCCGTTCGCGACGTCGCGGCCGAGCTTGGTCAGCGTCGCGATCGTCATCTTGCGGCCGCTCAGTTCGATCTCGCTGCGCTTCACCAGGCGATGCTGATCGAGCAGTACGATGTCGGCTTCGACCACGTCGGGATAAACCCGATGCCGCAGCTCCTGTGCGGCCTTGGTCAGCAGAGGCGCCGACAGTTCGTAGTTGTCCTGTTCGGCCAGCAGCCGCAGCAGCACCAGGCGGCGATCCTTGTCGAACACTTCGGTAAGCGTGTCGCTCATGCCGATTTCTCCCGTTTCTCGTCGAGCATGTGACCGAGGATCATTTCCAGCGTGCGGTCGATCTTGTTGGCCGTCTTCTCGACGCCCTTGATGGTCTCGATCGAGGTGGCGACCTGCGTCTCGACGCGGCCGACCCGCTCGGAGAGCTGCTCCATCTCGGTGCGGCCGGGCAGTTGCCTGACGTCGCTTTCCAGCTTCGCCATCCGATCGGATGTCTCGCGTTCGGTCTTGACGATGCGGTCGCTGGTTTTCTTCTCGTTGTCGTCGATCTTCGACGACAGCGCCGTGATCGACGACGCGACCGATTCCATCTTCTTGTCGAACGTGGCCTTGGTCGGGAATTGGCCGCGCAGGTAGTACATCCCGGCGAAGCCGAGGGCGGCGACCGGCATCGACAGGAACCACCAGATATCCTTCGCGAAGGCCACGGCCTCCGCCCAGCTCATTCCCATCACGTCCCCCTGTGCGTGCGGCCCCACCGCTCGCGACTATCCTGACAGTCCACGCACCGGGTCGCCGAGGGCATCGCCTTGCGGCGGGCCTCGTCGATCGGCTCCCCGCACACCGAACAATGATCGGCGCCGGGGCCTTTGTTCCGCCCGGTCGCCCGGGCGATGCACTCGTCGCGCTCCCGCTGTTCCAGCGCCTGCGCCTCATCAAGCTGATCGGTCACGGCTGCGGCCGGCTCGCTTCGACGGCTGCAGCTCGCCGGCCTTCACACGTCCTCAGGGCGGAGCGGTCGCGCCCCCAGGCGCTCGCGGTCTCGCGTTCGGTTAGGTCGCGATCCGGCAGGTCGACTGGATCGTCGCACTTCTGCTCGGCCGTCGCCGGCACGGTCGGCTGCATCATCCGCAGCAATACGGTCGGCTGGTCAGCGGGCTTTGTTGAGCAACCGGACACGAGCACGGCCGAGGCCCCGACGATCGCCATCAGCAAGCGCCGCATTTTGCTTCTCCAACTCTTTCAACGCGTCTTCACGGCCCTTTTCGGCCGACTTGATCGAGGCCTCGGCTGCCATCGCAGCGCGGGCCTGTTCGGCTTCGGCGCGCGCAGCCTTGGCGTTGGCTTCGGCGATCTCGGCACGCCAGTGCGCGTCGCGCTCGGCCTTGGCGGCCGCGGCGGCGTCCTCGACCATGTTGTGCACGGTGGCGACGGCGCACCACGCGCCAAGCCCGCCGATCGCCACCAGCCCTGCGACGCCCAAAGCGACAAGCGCGGCCTTGCTGATCGGCCGCGCGAGGAAAGATGCGAGAGCCACGGGGGGCGCCGGGATCATGTCGCAATTCCGTAAGCAACGCCGAACAGCGCTATGCCGATTCCGGCCCAGCTCCACAGAGCTGGCGTCATCACGGCATCGAGACGATCGCTGAAGCTGAAGTCGGCGCCGTACGTGGTGTGCACCCAGCGGGCACGCACCGCGATCACCACAGCCACTGCAACGAGGATGTAGAAGCCGACGAACATGGCAACGATCCGGAAGACGCTCAGCATCGTCGCCCCCTCAGGTCAGCCGGCCGGATCGATAGGCATCGACCGTCTCGGCCTCGGCCTGGCGCGACGACCACCAGATGCCGGCCGCGATGCCGACGATCAGTAGCGCCCAGACCCAGCCCGGCACAGCGGACAGCCATCCGGTGATCGGCGCGAGCTGCGACATGACGCTGGAGACGTTGGACGCGATGCCCTGCAGCACGGCGAACACGGCGGAAGGCAAGCCGAGCAGCCACGCCAGCAGCTTCGAGCGGCCGGCCTGCTGGACGACGGGCACGGATTTGCGCAGATCCTTCGGCGTGGCACTGGCGCGCGCATCGCCCACCTCTCGCGGGTCGCCGTTGGCCAGCGCTTTCAGCGTGGCCTCGTCGACATCGGTCGTCGCCGGCAGACCGTTGTGGCGCTTGAAGGTCACCAGCGCGTCTTCGGTGCGGCCCGCGAAGTCGCCATCGATATTGCCGACCTCGTAGTAGCCGAGCGCACGCAACCTCTGCTGCACGAACTCGACGAGGGCTTTCGGCAAGCGCTGCGGCTCGGACGGCTCCGGAAGGTCGAACCGATGCGCGATGTCGCCGGCGTTGCCGTCGTCGTCGCCGAGCGGCTTGTAGGATTCGAACCGGCTGATCCCGCCCGGCGCCTGATCGACCTCGTCGCCGCTTTCCCAGCCGTCGTCTTCGAAACGACGGCGCGGCGCTTCCGCAGGCTGCCCGTCGAGGCCATGCCGCGCGACCTGGTCCGCGTAGTCGTCATCCTCCGGCGGTTGCAGGAGCGGATCGCCGTCCAGATCGGCGAAGCGCGCAACGGCCGGCGCCTTGTTGACGAACACGCGCGCCCGCACCTCGGCGAGCGGAAACAGCGGATTGGTATCGACCTTGCGGCCGGGCGCGATCATCCAGTGAGTGACGATCTCGGTGATGGTCGGATAGGCCGCGACCAGCGCGCGGCACAGATCCACGACGGCGTCGATCTGCTGCGGCGAATGCTCCAGCCACAGGCCGTCGTTCGGCTGCATCGCCTTGCCGTCCTCGGTACGCGCCGGAAACTTGCCGCGACGAACGACGAGCGAGGGATCATGCTTGTTGTCGATTGGGACGCCGCCCTTGAAGCGACCGCCTCCGAGATCCTGCAGCGGCCCGCCGGGGTTGGCGATCTCGATGCCGATCGACCAGCCGTTCAGCATCTCCTTGCCACGCCACTTGCTGATGCCAGCGTGCCAGGTCTTGACGTTCATGGAGGCGAGCTGAGTGATCGTGCCATCGCGGCCGATCACCACATGCGCGCTGGAATTCTGAGACGCGCCTTTGCCGCCCCGCAGCCAGGCGATCGAGCCGCGGCCCGAAAGATCGCCGGCGGTGTCGTGCAGCACGATCACGCGCGGAACGATCGGGCCGCCAACGTTTTGTGTCTGATGGAAGTCGACGGCCTTGCCGTCGCGCACGATGCGGTGGGCTTTGATTTCGATAGGCACAGCGGCCTCCATCGCGGGGACGATGGAGAGACCGTAGGCGCTCGCTGGCGCGGCCGAACCCGCTGACAGATGTCAGCGGCGCTCCTCTGCGTAGCTCCAACCTTCCATGATCAAGACCGCTTCAGCAGTCGGATCATCCTTCACGAGATCGTCGGGGGCATAACCATAAAGAGAGTTGCGGGCGAACTGTTCGGCTCGCTCTCGCGCCTCCTCACCGTAGTAACGGACGATCACATTTCCGACTTCGCGAATCCACTCATCTTGGCGCCAGGGGAACGGCATTGCTCATGACCTTCGATTTGACCCTAGAACAGCTCGTTCTGATTGTCATCCCACCCTCCGCCCTTGCGGGCGCGCGAGCGCGCCCGATACGCGGTGCGCTCCGTCATGCCGGCGACGCGGGCGGCCTCGGAGGCTGATTTGCCCTCGCGCAGGGCCTTCTGCATCCGTCGGCGCGCCGCCGCCACCGTGCCGGTCGGACCGCGCGGGATCAACAGATAGGCGCCGCCGAATCCACCGCCGCCTGTGCCCTGGCGGAAGTGCTTGCAAATCTTCTCGGCGGCCTCGCGGCCGACGCAGTCGGTTAGCCAGTGCTCGCCGTCCGGAACGCGAGCGGGGATCTGGCGGCGCGTGCCGCCGTGCGACTCCGCGATCTTAAGCGCAGCGTCGAGGCCAGCGACCTCGGCGATCTGCGCAAGAAGATCGGGGAGCCACGAATAGGTCACCGCTTCGCCTCCGGATGCACGGTGACGACGCATTGGTTCGCGACGATGTAGACGAGGCCGCCGGCCACGATCTTGTATTCGTTCTGCTCGATCGCCGCGGCCGCCGCAGCGGCGCGGCCGACCGACAGCGCCACAGTCCGCCGCAGCCCCTCGATATCCACGCCGCCGGCGCGTTCGAGGATCCGCAGCAGCGCGTGGTCGGAGACGTGGAGAAGACGCGGGCTCATCGCTTCAATTCCTGCTGCTCTTGCTGTCGTTCGAACTCGCGACGAACCGCATTCGCGAAGCCGTCGCCGTACTTCTCCGTCAGCTTCTCGAAGTGCGCCTCGCGGCTGAAATCCGGCGCGTTGTGCAGCCACTTCAGCTGCGTCGCGAGATTGGTGTCGGTCAGATCGGACATCGCTCAGTACCTCGCCGCCGCACCGGCGCTGGCGGATCGAAGCATTTCGCCGAGCGACTTGATCAGTCGATCGAGCGCCTCGGCGTATTGGCCTTCGATGTTGACGGTGCACAACGGCGACGAGACGCCGAGCGCGCCCAACCTTGCGCGCTGCGCCTCGATCACCGCGCGGCGCACGGCGAGCGGATCGTCGCCGGGCGGCCACTTCACGCCGGCCTCGCGGGCCAGCCACAGCTTCAGCGCCTCGACGGCCTTGCGGGCATCCGCGGCGGCGCGCAGCCAGCGGGCGCGCTCGATGCCGGTCTGGCGTTCTAGGAACGTCAGCATCGCCTTGTCGGTGCGGTTGTGGATCACGCCGAGATGCCATCCGCTGATCCACAGCGCGCGCAGCTTCTTGCCGTAAGGCCCGTCGATATCGGGCGCCGTTGAAGAGGCCTTTAGGCGGTCGATAACGGCGACGGCCTCGCTCGCGGTCAGATCACGCGCCGAGCGCTTGCCGCAGACCTGTTCCATTACGTCGCGGCGGCAGTCCTCGTCCATGCCGGCCTGCTTCGCCAGAACGTGGATCTTGGCGATCTGCGGCGCCGACACCTTCGCGGCGGATGCAGTGGTTCTGGTCGCTGCTGCTCTCACGGGCGTGCTCCCTGATAAGTGGCGAGGCGGAGATCGGATGGTTTGCTGAGGGCGAGCTTGCGGCCGGGCGGGATGATCTGTGTCTCGAACCGCGGACGGCCGCTCGCGGCGGACCACGTCGGGCAGCTCCAGACGAACCACGCATAGGCGGTCGCCGTGGCGGCGGTCGGATCCCACACGAATTGGGTCATCGCGACGCGCTCGGCGAAGGGCGCGAAGCGGAAAGGCTCGGCCTCGGTGAAGAACGCGTAGCGATCCTCGGATTCCAGCCACGCGGTGCGGAGCAACAATGCAACGCCGTGCCGGGCTTCGCGGAGCGCACGGCGCGCCACCTCGATCGCCAGCGAGAACGGCGGATTGGTGATGATCCAGTCCGGACGGAACGGGCACTGCGCAATGTCGCCGAGGTCGAGCCCGCCGGCGCCGACGAAGCTGCCGACGTCGCCGTAGCCGTGCGGATAGACGTCGCTGGCGTAGACCGTGCCGAACACCTCGCGCAGCGGCTCGGCCATGTGGCCTTCGCCGCAGCAGGGCTCCCAGCAGCTCAGATGGCGCCCCTTGGAGGCGTCGATGTGCAGCACGTGCTGCAGCAGCGCCCGCGTCGCCCAGGGCGGCGTCGGAAAAAAGTCGAGAGCCGCGCGCGGATCGGCCGCGAGATCGTCCTCGGTGATCACCTGCCGCTGCGCCATCACGGCGGTGTTGCCGCGGGGCTTCTTCACGACGCCATCTCCCTCGTCACAGCGAGCGCGCGGGCCGCTTCGAGCTTGATGGTGCCGGCGGTCGCATCGCTGAGGAAATAACCGACGTTCCAGTGCGACTCGACGCGGCCGAAACCGAGCGTCAGCAATCGCCGGCGCAACAGGCTGACGTGCATCGTCAGAGTATTCGGCAGGATGTCGCCGCCGGTTCGGCCACAGGCCGCGATCATCAGCCGCTCGTGCGAGACCGCGATCGGCGCGCTGTCGATCAGCGCCGCGAGCATCCGGTCTTGAGGCGCCGATAGCTTCCACGCGTTGGGAAATCGCGGCTTTTGCGGCACCAGCTTGCGCCGCAGATCCACGATCGTCTCCTGCATCGTGGCGATCTGGCGGTGCAGCTCGGCGACCGTGGCCTGGTGATACGCTTTCGAAACGACGTCGCTCATTGCCGTTCGCAGCTCCCTTCGAGCTGCACGAAGGTGGTGCGCTGCAGGTCGATGGTCAGTGCGCCGTGCATCTGGCGCCGGCGCAGCAGCTCGGTGGCGGCCTCGGCCATCCGCTCGTCCTCGCAGACGATGCTGATCAGCACGGTGTTCGCCACGCGGTCGATCGAGGTGGAGGTCTTGAAGCCGTATTGGCGCATCTCACTCTCCCGCGTCCGGCTGCTGTTCGGCGATGCGGGCGGCGTCGACCGCGGCGTCGCAGTCGATGCCGTTCAGCACGAGGTTCTCGGGCGTTTTTCCGACGAAGACGCCGCCCATGTAGATCGTGTCGACGTCGCGCTCGCGCAGCCAGCGATAGCGCTCCGCGTCGCGCTGATCCGGCGTCAGCGCCGGGCCTTCAGGTGTCTTGTCGTCATGGCTCTTGGTCATCGTCAGCGTCCCGTGCCTTTGAGGATCGCCAGCGTCAGCGCCGCGATCTGTTGAACTAACTGCCGCTGGCGCTTCGAATGGACGCCGCGGCGGACTTGGGCGATCAGGGCGAGCCGCTCGGCTTCACGAGCATCGAGCGGCGCGGGCATCTGTTGCGGCGGATCGTCGTCGCGCTCGGGAGGCAACGATCGGTCCGCCCAGGGCATGGGATCAGCTCGAAGCCTGGATGGCGCGCTCGGCGACGCCGGCAGCGTCGTAAAGCGCGTGGATCAGTTCGTGAGCCGCGTCCTCCAGCTTTGATCCGGACTGACTTGCCGGACATTCAGCTTCCAATTGGCCCGCGGCTGCTCGCGCGGCGGCAATAGCCCTTGCAATGTGCGTTGCTCGCATGCCCGCCTCCTACGCCGCCGCCAGATCGATGGTGATCGGCTCCCACTTCGCCGCGAGGTTCGCGCGGCGATAGAAGCGGACGTACTGCTTTGAGCCGACGACGCGGATCGCATCGCCGAGCGCCGTCATGGCGGCGCGCCAGTGCTCGTCGTCGATGTCGAGGCGGCGCAGCTGGAACAGCGCGGCCCGGTTGATCTGGCCTTCCTTGTCGACCTGGAAGGCGTGCTCGACGAGCGCGCGGATCTCGGTGCGGGCGCCGTCCGACCAGGTGGTGATGCAATCGTCAACCAGCTTCTTGGCGACCTGCAGCTCTGGCCCGAAGGCCAGCTGATCGGCGATCTGCACCACCACCTTGGAAAGCCCGTCATAGGTGGAGAGCGTGATGTTGCCCTTCGCCCCGCCAACCTTGGCCTGGTACTGCTCGGCGAGTAGCTCCGAGAACGTCGCGACGTCGTCGAAGGTGTGGCCGCGGAAGCGGCTGATCTGGTCGGACAGCTGCTGCGCAAAACCGATGATTTTGCGCACCGTCTGATCTTCCAAGAGGTGCTGCGGCTTGATCAGGCCGACGGGGACAAGCCGGCCAGCGCTGTCATGCATGAAGTTGGCGTCGCCGACCGCGATGATGCCGCTGTCGATCAGCGGCTTCTGAGCGGCGAACGGCGCCTCGGCAGGGCGTCCCTGCGCGTCGAGTAGTTTCGTCTCAGGCATTGGTGGCTCCTTCAGCTTGGTTGGCGTAGCCGAGCGAGGCGAGCTGCTCGGCGACGGTGTCGATGCGGGTGTTGAGATGGGCGCGCAGCGATGCGGCCTGGTTCGGCTGGTCGACCATCAGGTCGAGGCCGTTGAGCAGCTTGAAGGCGTCGGCGGCCAGCTCCTCGAGCATCACCAGGCGCGCGGCCATCAGCAGGATTTCCCAGGTGGAGATCCGCGCGGCCTGAGACGGGTGTTCGCAGATCCGGGCCGCGATGGTGGCGGGCTCGTCGTCGCGCAGCGCGTCCGCAAGCTTGCTGGTGGCGATCGTTTCAACGGCCCGTTTTGCGGCGGCATAACTCACGGCAAAATCGGGATCGGTGGCGAGCATCTGCTCTGCGCGCTCGACGGCGTTCATGATGGTGGTGTGGTCGCGCCCGCCGAGGATTCGGCCGAGCTGCGGATAGGTCTTTCCGGTCAGTTCGCGTGCCAGCAGGCAAGCCGCGGCACGCACCGGAAATGCGCGCCGACGGCGGGCGCGCAGATCCTCGACGCTGACACCGAATGCTTCGGCGGCCGCGAAGATGATCAGCCGCACCGAGACCTGCCTGTGAGCGACGGTCGTCATGGCTTGCTCCCGATGCGCGAGTGCTCACAGCCGCCGCGGCAGGCGCGATAGAGGCGCGTGCGGACCGACGAGGATGTCGAGAAGCCGCACTTCTGTTCGTCGAGACAACGATCGCGGGCGATCTCGCCGAGCACGGGACAGTCGACGGTAGCTCCCATCAACGCACCGGAGACGCGCTCAGCGACAAGATCGAGGCGCCCCTTGTACTTCTTGGCGAGCACCGACGAGACCAGTGCGCCGGAGTAACCGATGCGGGCGCCAGCGGCGACGCCGCTGGTTCGGCCGGCTTCAAGCGCGAGGGCTTCGACCCACCCCGGCAACTCCTCGCCCCAGGCGGCCTGGGCGACCTCGATCGGGGTGCGTTTGACGACCTGTTTCATCCGACGCACTCCTCGTTCTCCGCGAGGGCGGCGCTGCCGACCACGGCTTTACGGTTCGCGTCGAACACGAAGCGCGTGCGCAGGATCTGCGGCGCCAGCGGGCCGGTGTTCATGCTCAGCTTCAGGCGCCACAGCGCCGGGCTGGAATTGACGCGGCCCGGCGTGCACGCCTTCAGCATCTGCAGATATCCGGCATCGGCGAGCCGCTTGACATAGGTCTTGGCGGTGACCTCGGCGATCGTCAGCTCGTCGGTGGAGGCGACGCGCGCCAGTTCGCTATAATCGAACCGGCTCAGCTGACGGATCGCGCGCCACATCTGCAACTGGCCGGACGGTCGCGCCTTGCTGCCGTCCCGCCGCAGCCGCGGCGCCTCGCTGGTGTGGATGACGACGCGGTAGAGCTTCGTCGGCGTGCCGCTGCCCTTGGTGGGGCGTGTCCCGGCCGGCGCGATGAAGCCGGCAGTGCGTAGCCGGTGGATGTAATCGACCAGCGTGTCGGCGTTGCTGCGGACCGCGGCGCCGTCGATGTCGGCGATCGACCACGGGCCTTTCTTGTCAAGGTCGCGGATGATCTGCCAGATCACATCCTGGCCGTTGCTGACCGGCACGGTCAGCTTCGCGGCGATCATTGTCGAGCGCTTCGCCATGGTCAGGCGCTCCGGCGCGGAGCGGACACGTAACGCGCGCCCGGCGGCTTGTTGGTGTAGAACCGCGTCGCGCCCCACGCGGCGAGATCGACCGTCGTCAGACCTTGGTTGCGGGCGATTTGAAGGGCCGCGTCGAGGTTCGTACAGATGCGCCTGGCGCGGCCGTCCGACTGCCGGCAAATCTCGGCCTGCAGGTCCGGCGCGATTGTGATGCCGCGCTGTCCGCAGAGCGACGCGGCCAGCTTCGCGACGTCGTCGGCATCACACGGCTCAGCCCCAGTCCAGTCGAGCACGCGGTTGTGAAATCGCTCGTGCACCGCGAGTTTCTCGGGCAGCATCTCTTCGCCGATCAGGATCACGGGGCAGCCGGCGACGTCGCCGATCTCGCGCACGACTTCCAGCATCCCGTTCTTGCGCAGCAGCTTGTCGGCTTCGTCGATAATCAGCGGCCGGCGCGGATCGTCGCCGAGTGCGGCCTTCGCCTGGTCGGCGAGATCGGAAATCGTCCCTTTCGCGGGCCGCCGCAGTTCGAACAGCAGCTCTTGCAGAAACTTCTTGATCGACCACGTCTCGCCGATCTCGACGCGGACCGCACTGGTCTTGTTCTGCACGTAGATGCTGGACTCCGTTTTGCCGAAACCGCTCGGCCCGAAATACACGGCAAAGCCCGGCAGGCTCGGTGAGCGCTCTTGAAGCCGAACGGTCATTGCCATAAACGACGCGACGTTCTTCAGCGGAACCTGGCCACCCTTGACGGCGTTGTTAGTTGCGGTCATCTTGTTCTCCTTCACAGTGATTGTTGACCCGTCGCGTCGGTCCAGGACGCGGCGGGTTTCTTCGTTTCAGTCGGGTCGACGAAGTCGTAGGTGAGCGCGAAGCCCTTGAACTCGGGGCCGGCGCGATAGCCGCCCAGCCACATCGCCTCTTCGGTACTCACAGGCTGGCCCATGCTCATCCGCTCGATGACTTCGAGCGCGCGCTGCCAGCGCTGGTGCGGCGTCTCTTCGGTGCGCAGCGGAACGACGGTCTCTTCCGCGATCAGCCGGGCCTGCATCGACAGCACGTCAGCGGACGGCGCCGGCGCTTCGCGCGGTACCATGGCGTCGAGCGCAGCGACGATCGCCGGCGTCGTGTGCGCTTCCTCGCGTTTCGGCATCGCGATGACGTTCGGCATGTCGCGGCGCGCGACTTCGAGGACGCGCTCGATCAGCGCCGGGCCGGTGGTAAGCTTCTTGATTTCCTTGCGGATGTCGCGAGTGCGCTCGGCCAGATGCGCGGCGGTGATTTCCTTTTTGGCGCGCAGCAACTCGGCAGGGTCGACGCCTGCCAGCTCCGGGCAGATCGCATCGCCGACATATGCTCCGGTGTCGGCATCGAAGGCGTAGATGCGGCCGGCGTCGTTCGGGTCCTGACGAACCAACACGGTCTCGCCGGGAAGAGCGGAGTGGATGACGTAGTGATACTTGTCGAGCTGGATGCCCGTCTTGCGAACGACACGGTTGCCGCCGACCTGCATCAACAGCAGGTCGAGCGCGCGCTGATCGACGGTGCGGATCGGCTTTTTCGAGGTCGCCGCTGCAAGCATCGGCGACGTGCCGAGGCCGGCGTGCGTACGCTGGTGATACACGGTTTCGACCCACTCATCGACGTAGGCCTGAAGCTGCGCGCCGGTCATCGACACGCCGAACGCTTCGGCGGTGTCCTCGCCGAGCCGATCGGCGAAGCTCTTGCGATCCTCGATCCGCTTGCGGTCGGCGACGTTGTGACCGACGAAGCCTGGCAGCAGCGTCGCGCAGTCGTGTTGGAAGGTCTTGATGACGCGTTCAACGTGGCCCTTTTGCTGGGGCGAATAGGCGTCCGACAGCTGCATCTCGATGCCGAGATTGGCAAACAGCCGCTTGGTATCCTGCGCGACGAAATCCGAACCGTTGTCGGTCTTGATCGTGTCCGGCACGCCCCAGGCGGTGATCGCCTTGCGGATCAGCAACGCAACCGCTGAAGCCCGCGGCGTGCGCGAGACGTAGAACGTGGTTCGGCGCGTCGCGATGTCGATCGCCGCATAGATCGAATGACGACCATCGACGCACAGAGCATCGACTGGCGAGGCGTCGATCATCCAAAGCGTGTTCGGCTCCTGCACCCAGCGATAGGTGCCGACACCGGCCGGCGCCATCGTCGAGCGATAGCGGTCCGGGTTCGACAGCTTGGTAAGCGCGACGCGCTCTTCGCTCTTCAGCTTCGCAACGTAGTGCTGCAGCGTTCGCACCGGCGGGACGTCCACCAGCTCACCGCCCGCGACCACCAGCTGATCGCCGAACTCGGAGCGGATCAGCATCCGCAGGTGCTGCGCTGACAGATGCGGGTTGTGGGCGATCAGGGCCAGCAGATAGGTCCGCACCCGGCCGCCGCAGGCGACATCGAGCACGCCCTTTCCCTTGCGCGCGGCGGCCCGATCAACAGCGAGGCTGTTGGCTTTGCCGGAGCGGCGCGCGGCGCACCACCGTGCCAGCGAGCGCGGCGACAGATGCGGGATGATCTCGCGGATCCACGCGTCGATGATCAGCGTGCCGCCGTTATACGCATCGACGAAGATCTTGGAGCGGGAGGCGTTGCCGAGCCGCTGGCCGCGGCCGAATGCTTCGAAGGCAGCCACAATGGCCAGTCGGGCATCGCGCTCGCGGGCCGCGCGGTCGCTGATAGGCGCCTGCGAGGCCGGGGCGACTGGCGGCTCCGGCTGCGGGGCCATCACGGCGCGGTGGCGACGCTCGAACTCGACGCGGGCCGATGTCGGCAGCAGCGAAACGTTGTACTCCAGCCCGCCGCCGCGCCCCTCGCGGCGTCGAACATAGGCGAGGCTCTCGTTCCAGCCTTCACGGCTGGCAAAGCGGATCAGGGCGCTCTCGCTGGCCGGCAAGCCTGGCAGATGCGCTTCGGCGAGTTCGCGGGCGGTGCACCATTCCCTCATGGGCGCGACTCCCGAATCGTCAGAAGGCGCCGTAGCTTTTCCGCTGCAGAACCGTAGGAGCGGCGAAGATGGACACCGACGAAGATGATCCTGTCTTTCAGGCTAAGCAGACTGACGCGCTCTGGATTACCTGCATGCTCATGTCCGAGGCCGTCCTCGTCGAGCTGCTGCGTGCCCGTGGAGGCGGTGGCAAATGGTTCGACAAGCTCCGAGCCGACATCATCAAACAGACCAAAAACATCAGCCACGAAGGGTTGAGCATCGACCAGGAGCTGAAGATCGTTCCGCGCACGGTGCGCCTGGTAAACGGTATCTTCGATGGGGCTCTCAAAGCGCTTGATCGTGACGGCACCGTCTGATCCGAGCGAGATTTGGCCGCCTGGCCATGTGGCTTTGATCCTCATCGCGAAGCCTTCCATTGCGCGTCGGCGGCCTGTTCTTCGCGCTCCAGCTTCTCCTTCATCTCGCGGGCCCGCTCGCGCTTCAGCAGCGCCTCGTACTTGGCGGGCACCGCGATCAATCCAAGCTCATTAAGCAGAGCGTTGATAAGCCGTTCGTCGCCGGTCACGCTGTAGAGCGCAGCGAGTCGATGGGCCGGGATCACGTGGGGCTTCTCCGGCGACGCGTAGGCGTCCAAGGTCGCCTTGGAGATTGTCTCGCCAAGTTGCTCGGACATCTCAGCAGCGACTTCGGCCCGGTTGAAACCTTCGAGCGCCGCCGCAATCGCGCGCGCCAGCCGCCGCGACGCGCTCCACGCCTTGATCTCCTCGGTTTCGAAGCGACGCACGACCGGCGTCGGCTCGAAGTCGCGGAACAGGTCGATGGTGGCGGTGTCGCGGCGGCGCGGTGCCATGGCTTTAGGCCTTCTTGCTCTTCAGCCAGGATTTGATGGCGTCAGCGTGCGCGTCGAAAAACGCGTACTGCTGCGCCTCTTTGAGCTTCGAGAAAGTGTTGGAGATCTTCTCCCAGGCCGGCGCGCGCTCCGGTGGCGGCGTCTTGTCGATCGCAGCTACAGCATCGGCCACGCTGCCGATGCCGCTCGCCACATCCAGCAAATGCGCCGCGACCCTACGCTGGCGTGCGGCGCTCTCCCGCGCCAGCGCCAGCAACTCGGCCTGGTTGTTGGCGATGGGGTGCAGCGCCAGCTCGCGCCGCACAGTGGCGTCGATCGAGGCGATCTCGACATCGCGCTGAACCGACCGCTCGTTGACACCCAGCGCGCGTGCCGCAGCCTCGGAAAAACGCTCGGCGAAAATGTTCGACAAATTGTCGATCTTTTCTCCGGCCGCCGGCCGACCGCGCTTTGGCAGTGGATTTTGAGCCTCGTAGATGCGCTTCCATTCGGCCAGCGCGACGGCCCGATCGAGCACCGTCAGTTCGGCGCGGACGAGGTTTTCTTTGATCTCGCGCATCCGACAGGCGGGCTCGTCGTCGGCCGAGAAATCGGCGACGTCGGCCTCGATCTCGGTGCGGCCGGCTTGCTGATGGCCGGCGACGCGATGGCCGCCGATCAGCAGGCGCCATCCGCCCTGCGGCTTCGGAGCGACCTCGATCGGAGGCAGCACTTCACCGGCCTGCACTTGCTCGGCGATGGCGGCGACCCAGTCGGGCCGCAGCTCTCGCAGGCGCCCGGAGGTGTCGATATCTGAGATTTGGATGATTTGACGGGTCATTTCAGCCGGCTTTAACGGGGTTGAAAAGAGCGGCGGATGCGGGCTCGCAGCCCAACATCCGCCGTCAGTCACGGGAGGAACGAGGGCTGCCGCCCGAGCCCACCACTCGCAGCAGGTGGCGCTGTTCGCCGGCATCGGACTCGTGACTGGTCAGGCCGGACAGAACTGAAAGGGGTGCATAGCGAGCTAGCAGCGCCTCGCGCGCGGCGGCAGGCAGACCACGGTTCGCCTGCCACATCGTCAGCAACGCAGCATCGCGCTCGGCCTGCGACAGCGGCGGCGAGGCCACCAGGGGAAAGTCAACGAATGGCCGCGCCGCGGACAGCGTGGGGGTCAT